ATGATCGGACCCCACGGAGCGGATGCGGCGGTACCCACGAAGGCGGCGCCGCCGGGGACAATTCGCTGAACCGCCGGGGTCGGAATGGTGGACGAAGAGTCCGCTTTGGCCACACTGGCGCCCGACGCAACGCCGGTATAGAGCGCGTTGAAAATGCTCAAGGGCGTGGTGTGGGTCACGGCTACGGCGGTGGCGCTGCCGGTCAGCACGAACGGCGCGACCGCGGCCGGTTCGGCGCCAGCGTGAATCAGCAGCTCGAGGAGCACCAGGTTCTTGCCGCTGCCGTTGGGATTGGACAAAATGAAACCGGTGGCGGCGGTGCCTGCCAGCGAAATAGTCACCGCGGCCGGAGTCGCCGCATAGAACACGTTGCCGCTCCGGACCATGTTGTAGTACTTGGCCATGCGGTCGGAGACCTGCATCTCGTTGTAGGCGCCGCCCGGAACCGGCACATTGCCCGACAGTTTTTGCACTTCGCTCAACATCGTTTTGACTCCTCTATTGGGTTGCCCCGTACGTTGATGGAAATTCTGAAATCGTGCCGGGCTCTTTCAGTTGAGCCAGCAGAAAATTGGTGATCCTCGCCTGTTCGAGCAGCAGCTCGAGCGTCCGCACCACGCCGGCCAGCGAGATTGCATTGCCGTTCACGTCGCCCAGTGCGACCTGAGCGCCGGTGACCGGCTCCACAATCAGGCAGCCGTCATTGGTATAGAGCTGATTGACGACGCGCCTCACCCCAGTGGGAGGCGCGTTGGCCAGTGCATCGGTCGGCCGGATGGACTCAGGCATTTACCCCGCCGCCACGATGTACCAGACCGTGATTTCGAAGAGTCCGGCGGTCAGAGCCGTGGTTGCCGTGGTCATGGTGATCTCGCCGGCGGCCGTCATCTTGAAAAAGCTCGCCGCCGCCAGAGGAACCACCGCGAGAAGGGCGTCGGTAGTAAAGGAAGCCACGGCCGTAGCCGCCTTCAGCGAATTCGCGGCCGAACCCGCCGAGGTGCCGAATGCGATGGTGGCGTTTACGCCCGCGCCGGCCACAATCGAGTTGATGCAGCCGCCGATGGCGATGGCGTCATCCGGGATCACCGCCGTGGTAGCGAGGGAGATCAGGCCGGGCGCGCCGCCGCCGTCAACGGAGAAGTCGTATTTCGCGCGGGCCACCCGGAACTGCAGCCCGATGCCGAAGGCGCTGGTGGAGGGTCCGACGCGCTGCCAGATGGCGCCGGCCGAATCCTGCCACTGCTGAAGGTCCCCGGTCTGCCCGGCTACCGCCTTCACGATCAGCGGCACGGTTGCGATGGCATTGGCGTCCGTCCGGTTCGCGTTCAGCACGAGACGCGATAGCTTGGTCTGATTGCGCGCCATGGGTTAGGCTCCTGGAGTCCCGTAGACGCCGCGGTCGGAGTGGAAACCGAAGTCCGCGCGGTACCGGAGATACACCACGCCGGTTTCCGATTTCTCGAAATAGTCCTTGGCGGTGTAAGGCCGCTCTCTCCAGACCCACAGCATTCCGTTTTTCTTCGGAGCCACCAGGAACCACGAATCCGGATCGGTGATGTAAGCCGAAACCATGGGCTCGATGTTGCCGTTCTCGCCGTACTTGAAGGCGTTCACGGCATTGTTCGCCGTGTCCGACCGCTGATTGCTCTTGGTGATTTCGTAGGCGTTGAACCGGTTAGTGGGAGAGACCAGAAGCCGCGGGGTGGGCAGCCGCTGGAAGAAGCCGCGATGGTCGACCATGTTTTCGTAGTCGATCAGCGCCAGCTCGAGAGACGCCACGTCCAGATCGGCGGCCGAAGAAAGCAGGTTGATCCGCACGCCGCCGGCTTTGTACGCCGGGTGGGTTAGCGAGAAAAGCGCTTTTCCGTCCGGGCCGGGGAAGTTGGTCTCGTCGAAACCGTTGTTCAGGACGCTGAACGCCTGAATCTCGATCGACTCGGCGATGGATTCGCCCAGCATTTCGGAGCGCTGGGTGATGATGCCGTGCTCATCGTCGGCCACAAGCTCGCGCGAAGCTCCGATACCCAGGCCGTATTTGGCGATGCGGTAGGTCTTGGTCGGAAGCTGCACGAAGGTATCGGTGTCGGTGTCCGCGCCTTCCTGCACCAGGGCGGGCAGTCCGACGCCGGTCACTCCGGCCTTCTGGATGATTTTCTTTTGCGTGCTCTCGTTGCCCAGCAGCATCAGCCCCTGTTTGGGCTTGGCGTCGAACGCTTCCCACACGCTCCCGGTGATCGCGGGGAGCATCGTGGTGTCGAAGAAGTTAGTGAAAGATCCTGTGATTTGCATGATGGCTCCTTAGACCGCCGTGGTCTGATCGCTGAACTGCACGCGGTTGAAGATGCACTCGCCGCGTACCCAGCCACTGGCATCGATCAGGTTGTCCGGGGAGCGGAAAATGCCCACCAGCTTGGCGTCCAGTGTGTTGGTGGTGTTCAGGGTCGATTCGTCGATCTCGTGGCCCGAAATCTTGGTGATAGCGCTGCCGGCGTTGAGCTCCACATTGAAGTTCTTGTTCACGTCGGCGACCCCGATGCCGTCGGTGTCCTTGTTGTCCTGCGCTTCAAAGACCTGGTAGCCGGCCGCCGGCACGATGATATGGTCGGTGGCGGTCGAGGCCGCGCCGTGGATCAGGTTCACACCGGCAATCACGGTTGTGCCCGGTGTGATGGCCGCGGAAATCGCCTGCGTGTACTTCAGGCCGCTGGCCACGCGCGTAATGCAGTCGTGGATGAAAAGCGCGGTGCCGTAGCCCACCAGCTTGTGCGCGCCCATTGTCGCCGCGCCTGGTCCGCCGGATAGCGAGCGCATCAAAGGTCGGAAGCCGTGGGGATTATCCCGGTTGGCCATAGTCGTTCACTCCTGAATGAGAAATCTGTTTCCTCTTTTGGAGCGAAGACCTTGGGAGTCTGAGGAGGACCGCTTCCGGGTGTCCTTGCGGAACAATTACTTAGAAGCGCCTGCTTCGCGTTGCTGAGTGTGTATCGCCGGTTACGGCTTTTTGCCTTTGAACCATCCACTCGTGGGGCGCGGTTGCACGGGTGGGCTCATCCATGTGCTGGTAAGATGGGCCAATGGCGGACCATCAGAAACCAGGGCCCACCGGTCAATTCCCGGGCGGCAAGCTCTGCGCCGAGGACAGAGGCGAACTCTCGATCGCCGTTATAGCGGATCCGGCGGAGGGTATCGTGGGGATCGAGTTCGGGACTCGAGTCCCCTGGGTGGGACTGGATCCGGCCACCGCGCGCAGTCTCGCGGCATATCTCATCGAATGCGCGAAGGTTGTCGAGGCGGCGCGCAACTGAAGCCTGCTACGCTAGCGGTGCCTACATTGAGGCTTTACCACTACAACAAACCGGGGCGGGCACTCACAGACTCCGCTCCGGGATTTTTACTGGCCCGCCGCCGGTACGCCCGGATCGCTCTCTTTGAATTCCCTGGTCAGACCCTTCAACCGGCTCGCGGTGCGCTCTCGCATCTCGGCGGTGCGGTCTTTCACGTCTTCGATGGGCCGGATTCCGAACGGCATATTTTTGTACTTCACCTGCGCGCCGTTGGCGTCCTTCACCAGCTCATAGTCGGGATTAGTCTCGCCGCCCGATCGCAGGAACTTGCCCTTCATGCCCACAGGCGTGTATTTGGTTTCGATGTCCTTCATCGGGTTGCGGGCCATACGTGGGTCTTTCTGCGCGCGCAGGTCGTCGCGGCGCTCCTGGACGGCCTTGTCCGCAGGCTCGGCGGATACCGTGGCGCCTACTCCCGTGCGGCCTTCGTTTTTCGCAACAAAGCCTTCGTCCGTCTGGTCCATGTGAATCAGCCGCTGGGTGAGTAAGGGCATATCGCGAACGAGGACGCCTCCGACGTGGCAGTCCATGATGGGCCGCGCATTGAAGGCTTCGTCGGTTTCCGGTGAGCCGCCAAAGATTTTGGATTCGGGTAGCGCAGCGCTGGCGGTGTAGCCGGTCTGGATTTTCTTGCGTGGCATCTACTTGCTCCTCCCCTGTCCCCGCCGGAAGATTTTCTCGCGCTCTTCGGGCGTCTTATCGGGGAACATGCCGGCGAGCACCTGCTTGGTCTGCGGCGGCAGAATGTCGTCGTCGATATCCTGCCGGGCCGTGCGTCCCCGGGCCCCGCCCTGGCTGTCCACCCGGAGCCTGCGGATTTCCTCGCCTTCGGTGTCCTGGTAGTCGTAGCGTTCGCCGTCGTTGCCGTTGCGCCCCTGATCCTTCGGCTTCTTTGCGTCGATCTTGGTCTGTGCGATGGAGGCGGCGGAGTACAGGTCCTTCGCCGTGTGCGCCTGCCCGGGGTGCAGCTTGCCGAGACGCGCAAGTTCGAGTTTCGTTTGTTTGAACAGCTCGGAGTTTTCGTCTTTGAGATCTCCGAACTCGCTCATGATGGTGGTGTCCGCCGTGGCTTTTGCCTGCGCCTGGCCAACCACCTGGCGCGCCACCTTGGTGGCTACACGCTCGGAGATTTTCTCGATCAGGGCCTTGGCGTCTTTCTTGGTGACCAGGCCGCGCTTGACCAGGGCAGCAATGCCGGTGCTGCTGAAATCGTCCACCAGGGTTTCCTGGGCCGGGTCGGGGTCGTCGTCGTCGGGATCGGCCGGTTCTTTCGGTTCTTCCGGTTCTGCCGCGCCGCGCGCACGGTCGGACCAGTAGCGCTCGGACTCGCGTGCTTCGTCGCGTTCACGCCGAAGGGATTCCACTTCGGACTTCGAGAGCGTTACGGTCTCCGGCTCTTTGCCTTTACCCTTGCCTTTGTCGCCTGGCTGCCCTTCTTCAGGGACCTGCCCGGCTGGCGCATCGCGTTCGATGACATCCGCTTCTACTGACACATTTACTCCTTCACAACCTGCTTGGTGTTGACCGTGAGCGCTGTTTTGTGCTCGCCCGGATACATCGGTGCGACCGTTTCCAGCGAGCAGTTACAGTACTCATCGCTCGCGTAAACGTCTTTGACGACGAAGGTCACTTTCACCAGGTCGCCCTTCTGAATCAGATTTCCGGCTGCGTCGTGCGGCATTATTTCAACCTCAATTGGTGGCCGAATTCGGTATCGGCGTAGAGTTCGGAGCGTTTTCTCACGTACTCCCGGCTGCACTTGCGGCACAGGAAACGGTAGATTCCAGCCTCGTTGTGACAGTCCATGCTGGCTGGCTGGTTATCGTCAAGTCTTGCTCTGTCGCGCAATTGCTGGTAGGTGAGGTGGCACTCGCTGCACTCTTTCGGAGGCTGGGAATTGGAGAGAGCTTCGAGCGCTGCGCGGTGTGCCCGGTAACATTGCTGGCATATCTTGGTGCCAGCAAACGGCATGATGTCGTTGAGGCTGCGGGCGTGCGCGCAGTAGGGACAGCTCTCGGTGATGAGAAGCGATGGACTCACAAATTAGCGGTGGGGATCGGGCTGGCCGGCCAGTTGCCGCGCTACCCGTGCGTTCGCGATCGCGCGGCGTAGCTCGCGCAGCCTCGACTTGGTATCCGCGCCCCGCGCCTGTTGCTCGATCTGTTTCCGGTTCGCTTCGAGGGTCAACTGTTCCAACTCTTCGTTTTGCGACATGGTCTTAGTAACCTCTCTGTTTCAGGCGTTTGACGCGGCGCTCTTCGCGGAGTCCGGCTTGTAATTCATAGCCCGTCAGACGGCGTTTCGGTTCTTCGTGCACAGCGGGCGCTTCGGCTTCGGGGGGCTCCGGTTGGGCCAGCGTGGTTTCGGGTTCCGTCAACTCTTCCGGCTCTTTGCTTGTCACAACGGGCTTTGTGTCAACCACCGGCGCGGCCTTCTTCTTACGCGGCATGTGTCTTCCCCTTGGTATTGTTCTCGGCTTCGGTCTCGATGATCTGCGGAAGTTCGCGGGCCGTCCGCAAACCGGCGATCTGCCCGCGCAGGGAATTGGTCTGCTGCTCGGTCAGTGGCTGTTCCAGTTTTTCCTGACACCGCCGGATTTCATCCGAGATGCGCAGGAAGATCAGCGCGTGGCCGAGGGTGGCGCGGGTCTCGCGGATATTGTCCAGGTCGCCTGAATCGAGTACGTGCTCCATTTACATCATTCCCGGCATCTGCGGCATTCCAGGCGGCATCTGCTGCCCTGGCTGCATATCGCCGCCGGGTACGCCGCCCTGCTGCTGCTCCATGTCCATCTGTTCGAGCTGCTGGGCCATCTGCTGGCCCAGCGGGTTCTCGGGGTCCTGCATGCCCTTCACGATTTCGGTTACCTGCGCCTGCATCAGCATCTTTACCCGCTGCTGTTCTTTGTGCTTCATCAGATGGCGGATGCCGAAGCCGATGGCCTGGTCGTCGCGGTCCGGGTTCTGGCGCTCCAGGTCGATCTGCTTCGAATGCTGGGCAATGTGCAGGTCGTCGTGGTCCTGCGGGTTGCATTCGACTTCTTCCCCTTCGAGCATGAGGGTCCATTCCTGATCCGGAGTCTTCGGCCGATCCAGCTCCGGCGGCCGCGGAACGATGCTTTCGAAGTCGTCGATGCCGAATTCGTGCGCCAGCCGGTCGAGTAAGCTCCATAGAGCGGTCGGGTTGCTCATTACCAGCGGCGACGCGCTGGCCACCTGATAGAAGGCCAGGAATTGAGCCTTCTTGGCTTCCCGCGCCCATACGCTGGTGGCGAATTTCAGCTTGAAGTCCATGCGCCCGCCGAATTCCTTGGGGGTCATGAACGCGCCGCCCTGCTTCGTGTCGAAGAGGCCGCCCGATTGCTCCTCGGTGACGCGGAAGAATTGCCCGGGCCCGCTCTTCGCGCCCAGGTCGCATTCCATCTCCCAGAAATCGCCGATTACCCGCTCCATGTCCTCTTTGAGCACCGTCGAATCGAGCCACGCCCGCACGTTCCCCTGCTCGATCAGCGCGATCTGGCCGGTAGCGGTTCGCGGCGCGTTGGGCTGGGACAAGGCCCTGCCCATACTCTGATCCGTGATGCCGGTGACCCGCTCCGAGTTGGTGATGATCTCCTGCTGCCGCACTTGCCCGAACTGGAGATTCGGATTGATGGTCACGACTTTGACGCCCGCCGCGTTGGTGGTTGGAATCGCCTGCCCCGGTTCGACTTTGAACGCCTTGGGCTGAAACCCTGAGCCGGGCTCGAAGAATACGATGGGCCACACGCTCAGCTCGCCCGCCGCGGCAAACAGTCTGCTGTTGGCCGTCGCGTCGTCTTCCAGATCTTCGAGCAGCGCGCCGAAGCCCTTGGGCCGATAGGTGCCGTCCTTGATCAGCGTCGATTCGACGAACGGCCGGCGGCGCCGCATCTTCGGGTACAGGTCCAGCAGGTCGCGGCAGCCTACAATCTCGCGCATGCCGGGGAGGAAGCTGATGCACCAGTCCGCCTCAAAGGGCAGGCGCTTTTCCAGGTCGTCGATCTCCGCGTCCCGTTTTGCTTTCTTCAGCGGCCGCCAGGCTCCGTACCAATCCCAGATCCACAGTCCGCGCGATCCCTGCTGGGGGTTGTCGTAGTCGATTCCTTCGGAGCGTTCGCGCTCGTCGCGTACTTGGTTCTGATTCAAAAGCTGCCAATCGGAGGTTGTGCCGGACGTCTTTGCCCACTGAATCGCCCGCTGTACGAAGGCTTTATCCGAGGTGCCCTGGTACAGCGTTCCGTCGCCGCGCTGTAATTCGTCGACCGTCACTCTGCGCCGATGGCCGATGAAACTGAACTGCTGGAGGCAGGTAACCCCGCGCTCTCCCGGCGTCACAATGTCGTCGGGCTCTAACGGGAAGAAGCCGGGGCCTTCGTAATCGCAGACGCGCTTGATCCTGCCGCGTTCCAGGGTGTCGAACTCCCTGCGGTACCAGGGCCGGTGCGCCACCGCGTGGCCAAATAAGATTCTTCGGAACTCGAAGACGATCAGCGGATTGGTGATTTCCATCTGATCGAACACCCGCGAGGTCATGTACCTTCCGACCTTGCGCACCTTCCCGGCGTCCGAGGGTCCCACCGCTCTGCCGGTGATTTCGGCATCGTCGCCCAGCAAGCTCTGCATGTCGCGGGCGAGCTTGTTGAAGCACTGCCACTGGATCAGCGGGACGGTGTGGTTGGGCTTCGACTCGTCGCCTGCGTTCGCCGCCGACACCCGGTTCTCCCACTTTTGCATCCAGGATCG